TCATGATGTACGCGACATTGAAATTCGTGTAGAGTCGGAGACTCGCCCCAAAAGATCATTGGGTTATTATGACGATAAGAAATGGAAAAATCGTTATGATTTAGTGATGTTGGAGATGGAGAAGTATTCGTGGATGCAAGAATACAATGATTGTGTGTCTCAGTATGAATATGGGACACAAGATGACATGGAGGAGGAAATTTTTGATGATGAATCTTTTGATTGGTCTGGATCAGAAATGGAAATTAATTTTGAGTATTTGCCTGAATACGAAGATGTCAGTGCAGATAGTGGAGAATATTTTGTTAGTCATATTCACGATGAAGAAGATTTTCAAATGGATTTGATGGAAGGTGTGGAGGATGGAATTCTTGGATATAGCCATTTATCAGAGGAAGATAAGATGGCTTTTTTGTATTCTGAGGTAGGAGAAGTACGAGTGTTATTCCTGGATAGAATTTGGCGTTTTCGTCAGACCAGATGTGATGGCACTTTGTATCGATCTGTTCTTGCTGATGAGTTTGAAAGCGTCTGGGAAATTGAAGGGTTGAAAACACCTGAATTCCCGAACGTTGTACAGAAAAAGAAAAGAGTAAAGAGGACGAATAAGAGAGATGAAGAATCCCGTGAATCAATCATGCGTTTTTTGGACGAGCAAATTGAAATGAATGCTGAATTATTAGATAATGGAGTTGCAGTTAAAGAAGATCGTTCTAAGCACAGATTCAACGCTAAGGAATCACGTAGAAGGAAATATTTGCGTCTTATTGGACAGTCTCCAGACGAAGAGATTACCAGAGAAGGTGCTATTTACCTTTCTACTATTGATGTTCACTCGGATGAAATATCTGAACCTAAAGAGGATCCAAAATTAGCTGATACATTAGATGGAGTCCGTCAAAGGATTATGGAATCTTTTCGTAGTGTCAGTGATATTTCAGAAGAAATGGAAAGTCCTGAAATACAAAAATGGTTACACGCTGTTGAGAGCATAGTGGTATTAGCTTACGATTTATCTAAGGCTCAAACCTTTACAGATTTAATTATAGCTACAGTGTCACTGGCACAGAAACATTCCAAGAGAAGTGTTATGTATGATCTTTTTAAGATTTTCAATAATTGGAATTCAATAGAACCACACAGCGGTGAAAACAGTTTGTCAACCACAGAAATTTTGGATTTACTCAAGGCTCATGAAATGCCCAAGAAGATTAGTTATTTGATCTCAGCAGCAATGTCAATTTGTGCTTGTGAGATGACAGAAGTTGAATGGTCAATAGGCGGATTGGAGCTCATTAAATTTGAAGCAATGAAGCAGCAAGTTAAAGCAATTGATTTGATTGATGCTTTGGTACGTACTTTTACATGGATTGTTGAAACTGGAGTAGAAGTAATGCGTACAGGATCATTAGCACCAATGCTGTATAGTAAACCATCAATTGCAGCTTATCATGCTACATATATGGAGCTTTTAAGAGATTATAATAAAGTTCTAAGTGAAGCAGATTTTGATATTCCTTTATATTTGGAAAAATTAGACAAGATGGTTGTTGAGACTGCGAGATTATCTAAGGTTAGTAAGGAGAGCATGAAGTTATTATATCAGCGGAATTATGAAAAATTGTTGGATATGAAGGAACAAGTTATGGCTCAACTGAAAGGAGCTGAAATGAGAGTTGCACCCTTTGGTATGTGCTTATTTGGTAATTCAAGTGTTGGAAAATCAACTATTGCCAAATTAGTCATGCAACAGGCTTTGACAGCAGGAGGCTATGTTAAGGAAGATAGAACCGTGGATTGGAATCGTGTGGTCACACATGACAGTTACGATGAATATGATTCCACAGTTTCTGGATCCGTATTGGGTTTGTATATGGATGATGTTGCGAATTCTAAAGCTGATCAAACTAAAGTTAATCCAGCGCGTAATGTTATTAGATTTTTTAATAATATTGCAGCCCCAGCAATTAAAGCCGAATTGAATCAGAAGGGAGTTGTTTTTATAAACTTCAAAGTTGGAGTTGTGACTACCAATAAGAAGAATCTTGATGCTCATGTATATTCCAATTGTCCTGAATCTATTTTACGACGGATGTATCATACAACTGTTGTTGTGAAACCCAAATTTACAAAGGCTGACGGTATTCAGTTGAATTCTAAGCACCCTGAGTTATCTGGGGTATTGATTCCTGATGCTTGGGACCTTAAAATAGAGGAAATTCACACTAAGAATTTGGGCAATGGAAGATTCTCGTATGACTTTAAAACGATGATAATTAAGTCTGGAGACAATACTTTTGACACGAAACAATTGGGAATATTTGAATACCTTGAATGTGTTCGTGTTTTAGCCAAAGAATGGTTCGAGCAACAGAGAAAGTATATTGAACGTGAGAAAGCTAGCAACGCATTGGTAGCATTACCGTGCGGTAGATTACCTGGCAGTCCATACGCAGAACAAGACGGTGATACGGACGTTTCAGTTGGAACTGAAACATATACAGATCCGTCTGCTATTCCCAAGGAAAGAAAAGAACGCGATAGAGGACCTTTTAAGAGTAATATAGCACCAGTTGTAATGCCAAAACCACCTGACGAGCAATTAATTCCAATGGATGATGAACGAGCAAAGTCTCTTACGACGCAGCAATATGAACACGAGATTAGGAATGGTAAAAGTTATAGACCGATACGAGTTTGGAAAAATAAGGACGGTGTTAAATGTGTCCATCTGACAAAAAGTTTTGATTTTGTGTTAGAAAAAGACACACATTCAGTCGAAATAGTACAGAAGATTGTTAAGGATGCTGTACTTGGTGCTTTTAAGGCATCATTTAAGTCGATGTTTGGTCCTTGGTTGAATTTTTATAAGTCTTTATCACTTACTCCAGTACGCATGTACGAAACTCATTTACTGCAGAAAGAGCTTGAAAAGCTGTTAGATAAACATGCTGTACCTTTGGTTTATGCATTGATACCCAATTGGATGCAAGGTACTCGTGTAGGACATTTTTTGCGCGAACGTTTTGAACGCGGAAAGTTTTACATGGATACAGGAAAAATGCTTAAGAAATTGGGTTATGCATGTTTATTGCAAGCTTTATCATTGTTTTCACCTCATGTTTTTAAATTTGCCACACGTCCTGCAGCATTTGGAAATAAAGTGGGTTTTTATTCACTTGTATTTGAATCAGCAAGGATAGCATGTTTTTCACATGTAGGTATGATGAATACAGTTTTGGCGAATTGCGGAATGACGTATTTGATGCGCAAATATGTGAGTACGATAACAATGATTGTTGTAGCTTTTACATCATTTTTTATAGCAAAGATTGCTTCCGATACACGACGTGCTGTTATTGAAAAAGAGTTTTTAGAACGTAAGGAAGCCATTGATATGTACGCTGCTGAAATTCGCAAGACGTGTATTCCTAAAACCTTATTGGTTGCGGGAACAATTATCATTGGTCTTAAAGGCATTTCGTTATGGAATTCGTATCGATTACAAAATTTGCCCCATTCTCTAGATGAGGAGAACGTTGATAAGCAAACCTCGTGGTTAGGTTCTATGCTAGATTCAATTGGTTTTAAGACAAAACCAGTTGTTAAAAACGCATCACCTGAGCATGTGAGGAATGCCATTGGTAAAAACTTGTTTACATTACGATACCGATGTGGAGACAGACAGGGATTGTGTAATATATTTTTTGTCCAAAAATTTGTAGCTTTAGTCCCTAAACACATATTTTATCCAGACGGAAATTTAGAAGCCGAACCTCGAAAACATTTGGATTGTGTTGTTAGACGTAATAATAAAGCTTCAAGTAATTTCAAGTTTCGGGTTTCTTACTCAACATGTGCACCTATCGCGATGAAGGATGCAGTGTTGTTATTTGTGCCTAATTGCCCGGACGTTAAGAATATTACAAAATGGTTGCCTTTTTCCCATGGTAAGGGATTAGCACATTGTCATTTCATTATGCGAGATGAAAATGGTGATTTGCAATCGGATAACGTGGCAGTACAACACGCGTATACTGGACATAAATATATGCCTTTTGATGGTGGATATTATAAGACTCCTTTGGCGCGTAAGGGAAATTGTATGGCAGTACTTTATTCTGAGAGTAAGGATTCGTCCATTTTAGGATTTCATATTGGCGGTGATGAAACAGGAAATGATGGTGTTATGCAAACTATAACTTCTACGGAGGTGTTGTATGCAAAAACATGGTTAGAAACTGTTAATGAAGTTGGCATATCAAGTTCAGCTACAGAGTTACCTGAAAAGTGCATGGGAGTTAATGTTTTAGACACTAAGACGGTACATCCGCATGCCAAAATTTTTCATAATTTACCTGAAGCATCGCCCATTGATTTGCATGGTTCGACTGCTCTTCGAGCACAGTCTAAGAGTCAGGTAGTACCTTCAATTCTTTCTAAACAGATTGAAGAGAAGTTTGGTGTTCCCAATAAATGGGGACCGCCAAAATTACTACCTAATTGGGAAAAATATAATGCTACATTGAAGTATGTTATTGACCCTATAGACTTTTTTGATCCTGAAGATTTATTGCGTGCTAAAAGAGATTATTTAAAGCCTTTGAAACAAATAGCTTACAAGACGAAGGATATTAAAGCCTTGACAGATAAAGAGGCAATATTAGGTCAAGATGGAAAGCGGTTCGTTGATGCTTTACCCATGAAGACCAGTATGGGGTTTCCGATTTATGGTCCTAAATCCAAATATTTCACCGAAGTAAGAGAAGGTGAAAAGTTGATTGATAGAATCCCTGATCCCGTCATTGTTCAAGAGGTTAATAGAATGAAAAATTGTTGGATGAAAGGCGAACGAGCTTATCCTATTTGCACTGCAACGCTTAAGGATGAACCAACTCCCTTGGATAAGGAAAAAGTTAGAGTATTTCAAGCATCTAACACTGCTATGTCTTTGTGTATACGCAAGTACTTTTTGCCCATAATAAGATTTTTAGGTATACACCCACTTGAAAGTGAATCAGCTGTAGGTGTTAATTCCGTGGGAAAGCAATGGCAGGATTTGATGAAGTATGTGCGCAGTAAGTCACACAATGGTATGATGATGGCTGGTGATTATTCCAAATATGATGTAAGGATGAGTTCACAGTTGACATATATGGCATGGTCAATTATGATCGAGATAGCTGATGATTTAGATTACAGTTTGGACGATTTACAGATTATGCGTAATATGATAGCTGATATAATCCATCCTGTAATTGATTGGAATGGTACTTTGATTTCCGCATACAACTTGAATACTTCTGGTAACAATTGCACAGTTCAGATTAACGACATTGTGAATTCATTGCTTGTACGCATGGGCTTTTTTCATGTTTGTCCTGAAAAGGAGGATTTTCGAAAATATGTTGCTTTGATAACATATGGTGATGATTTTTTAGCTAGTTGTAGTCAGGAAGTAGAAGATCGCTTTCATTTCGAGAGCTACAAGAATTTTTTGGCTTCAAAGAACATGAAAATAACTTTGCCTAGCAAGACGGATGAAGTTCGGAGATTTTTGCCCGTCTCTGAATGTGATTTTTTGAAAAGGAAGGGTAATTTTATACCTGAGATTGACAGAGAATTAGGTGCATTGGATGAGGATTCTATTTTTCGTTCATTGCATGCGAATTTAAAGTCTAAGACAGAAACGCCAACTCAGGTAGCCATATCGTGTATTGAGACTGCGATGCATGAATGGTTTGCACATGGCAAGGAGGTTTATGAAGACCGA